TGTTAATACTCTTGTATGTACGTTAAATTCAGCAGTCTCTACATCTTTATTTTCTACAACTAGGTCTTCTGTAGCAAGCAATTTAGCAAGCTGTGACTTGATTTCAAAATTAATTGTCATGCTGTTTTTGCTTTGATACATCTATCATAACGTAAAAAAAGACCCCTTTGCGGGGTCTTGTGACGCTTATTTGATTGGTTTGGTGCTATACTAGAACCTCTTTACAGATCCTCCTGCACATTGATGCGTTGTCATCACACTCGGTTAGGCACTGAAAATAATCATTTATCGCTGATTCGTGTGTCGTCTCTTCTATCTCTTCTAATTTTGTTTTCCAACCAGCTAACTGATTATAGGATACTAGATTGTGCATGTTGATGACCCTCCGCAGTTTGTTTACTTAAACACCATAACAAAGGAGTTTGGGTTCATTGTGTCCTCCTTTTCTCCATTATACCACTATTTAGTCAGGATATCAAAATATTTCTACTTATTTTAACAAAAATAAATGCCTACGTATATACACCTAAAGAAAAAGCACCCTTGAGTTTCCTCTTGAGTGCTGCCCTTCTTGCTCTTGATTGCCTTAGAGCCTGTGGTTTAAGTTTTCTTTTCCTCTCCTTCTTGGAGTGGTGTATCCAGTTTGGGACTTTCATTGCCCTATCCTCACTACACTATCTATGATAGCATAGTCGAAAACCCTTTGACCTTATCAAACTTAATAACGTTTTCAAACCTCTCATCCATACCACTCTTATGGGATATAACAAAGATGTTAGCATCCTGAATCACATACTTAATAATCTTCAGGAATTCTTCTGTTCCAAACCCATCAAGAGAACTATCAAAGACCTCATCCATAATTAGTAGATTTGTATTAACAGAGTTTTTAAACCTTGCTACTTCCCTCCAAGTGAATAGAAGTGCTAAGTCAATTCTCATCTTCTCTCCTTCACTAAAGGAAGCATAAGAGAAGTCCTCATGAATAGGGGATTCTATGGTTTCGTTAAACTCTTCGTCCAACTTGAAGTTGATGTAGAAATCCATCATCTGCAAGTACTTATTAACATTCTGATTAATCAAGGGAAGATACTTCTTGATTATCATAGACTTCACTCCACCGTCTTTAAGGAGACTGTAAGTAAAATCAAAGTAAGTTATTTTTTCTTTCTTCTCAGCAAGATTTTCGTATGTCTTCTGAAGATTGTTCCTAAACTCTTCTAACTTCTCATGCTCAGTATTTCTGTTTTCAAGTTGACTGGTAAGTGTTTGAATTTCATTTTCAAGATCTCTGATTTGTCGTTGACATCCAGATATCCTAGTATTGTTTTTAGAAATGCCATGCGTGAGTTTAGTAATCTCCTTAGATAAATTTGTAAATTGAAGCTCTCGGTCTTCCTCTGTTTTAATTGCTTCTTCTAGTTCTTTATAACCAGATTGCAACTCCTTTGCTTTAGATTGAGCTTCATCAATTCTATTTAATCGAAATGATTCTTCTATAGATTGTGTACAGGTTGGGCAAGTAGTATTGTCTGTGAAAAACTTATGTTCCTTAGTAATTGTTGCTACTTTTTGAGTAATTTTACCCTTCAAATTATTTAATTTTGTTAACTTATTTCCTGTTCCTATCAATGATTCTTGCTTGGTTGTTAAGTCATCAGCATTAGTCTTTAACAAATCATTATGTTCCATATGAGTATCAACCTCAATACCCAATACTTTAATCTTATTATCCTTCTCTTGAATATTATTCTTACCTTGTTCTTCCAACTCTTTAATAAAACTCTCTTGCATCTCTGCCTTGTCTTTCAAAGATTCTTTCTTCAACTCAAAAGTTTTTACCTCTTCCCTAACCATTCTAATCTTATCTTTAATAAGAGTATTCATAGAAGAGAAAATTTTAATATCTAATAAATCTTCTACCACTTCCCTTCTACTAGAACCATTCAATTGCATAAAGGGAACAAATGTACTAGACCCCAATATAACAATCTGAGTAAATGACTTATAGTTCATCTTTAGAACATTCTGTTCTAACCACTTCTGCTGGTCTCCTGCATGAGAAGATTGATTTAAATCTTCTCCATTCTTAGTAATCTTAAAGATATTAGGTTTAATACCACGTACTATTTTCCAGTCAGTAGAATTAACAGAGAACTCAATGTTAACTTCAGAATTTTTTTCATTGGTAGTATTAATAAGTTGGCTCTTATTAATCTTCCTAAATGATTTACCATATAGAACAAAAGTTAAAGCATCTAGTATAGTAGATTTACCTGCTCCATTAGCACCAATAATTAAAGTAGTAGACTGTTCATCCAACTTAACTTCAATAGGATGATTACCAGTACTTAAAAAGTTTTTCCAACTTATCTTTTTAAATATAATCATGCTTTGTATCAGAATCTGGTGGAACTACTATGTCATTAGGTGTAATGATTGTGTATCTATGCCCATGTATCTCACAGGTTTTAATCATCAAGTCATCCTCAATTTCTATAACTTTCATTTTTGGATAATCAAGTTCTTCTAACTGTAAAGCATATCGAGTAGCATCATCCTTTTCGACAAAGATATAAAGAACTTGCTCCATATCATCATCAACAACAGAATAAGCTCCTTCTTTCTCTTTTCCTTTAACAGTTATAATATACATCAAGTTATTTCGCAAGCCTCCTGATAGATCTCATCTACCATTTTTCTCACAACAGACTTATCAAGTGATATTTCTGCTTCTTCAATATATCTATTGAGAATAGAGAGAGTATCTTCTGATTCAACCTCAGAATCATCCTTATCATACCATCCTGTAAAATCAAAGTTCTCAACAATCTTTAACTCTGCTACATTAGCAGAATATAATTTATCAATAAACTTTTCAAATTGAGTAAGATCATTCTTATTACGAACTATAACCTTAACAATCTTATCTTCATACTCTCTAGCATCAAAAGTCTGATGAGGTGTATCATCATAATAGATCTTATAGAATAAACGATATGGATTATTAACTGGTGTATGCTCTAAGGTTTCTGTATCAAACCAATGAAATCCCCTTGTATCATCACAATCATTCCAATATATCTCATAAGGATTTCCCAAATAATAGATATTATCCTGATTGGATCTTGTATGGAAATGACCTGAAAAAGTTTTCTTAAACTTATCAAAATGTTTATCACCTAAACCATGATCCATTACAACATATTCATTAACCTTATATCCCTGCAACTCTAAATGTCCCATACAAACAGGGGAACTTGATTTATTAATAATTGATAGAGATTGCTTTTCATTCTCAGAATTAATCCAAGGCACTAAAAGAATATTTAAATTATCTACCAATATATCAGTAGTCTCAGAATATACCTTTACATTATCATATTCTCTCAACAATAAATCTACAGCATTTATCTCATTTGTATTCTTATAATAAGCAGTATGATTACCAACAATAGTATGGACTGTAATGCCCATCTCTTTTAATCTATCAAAATAATACTCTTTAGCCCAAGTTAACGCAGAGAAATCAATACCCTTTCTACTATCAAAGGTATCTCCCATATCAATAATGGTTGTAATGCCCTCTTTCTCAAGAGCAGGGAAAAACACTTCATCATAGAACTTTAAGAAGTAATCATGAAATAATTTAGAATTTTTCCTACACCCAAAATGCTGATCAGTTATGATTGCAATCTTCATCAGTTACGCAACTTACTATGCACCGCATCCTTAATACTATTATAGTCTGAATAGTTTGCAGAGTCAAGGTCATTAGAATCAAAGACCTCATCAAAATTAGACTTCTCAAGAATTTTATTTTTTATTTCTAACTGCTTTTTCTCTTGTGATATCCTTCTTAAAAAAGCATAGTAAATGATTTGAGTAAAGTATGCAAATGGATTCTTACTTTTCTCTGGATTAAAGTTATGAATATATCTTACACAATTTTCTATACCATCACATATCATATCATCCTTAAACATATAATTCACAAAGTTTGGCTTATATGATAAGTGATTAGCAATCTTTAAAAAACATTCTCCAATATACCTTGGTATTTGAGGTTTTGGTTTATCCTCTAATGCAGCCCTTTCAACAGAAGCAAAGTAAACTTCCAACGCAGAAAGAAACTCTTTATTATTAACATAATGTTCTGATCTCTTTCTGCGTGTTTTCATAGTAATTGGTAGTGCATAGTTAGGCATATAGATTGCTTATCTGCTTTTATTATTATAACAGAATTAAGCAGGGTTGACAAGGTATCAAAATATGGGTAGAATACCTTTGTTGGGTTTGAAGGTTAGTTCGAGCTTGATTTATATAATTTCTCTAATATTTCTTTAGCGTCATTTACACTAGATATATATCCCATCTTTTTATTTAACTTTGTATGATTAGTTTTATGCATCTTTTTCACATAATCCTGATAGAACATAATCATCTCCATATTTTCTGATTCAGAAAGAGTCAATACATCATCAAGATTAATAATAAATAAATCTTCATTAGAAGTTCTTAACCAAGGTTCAAATTTATATCCAGTTAAATGTCCGCGTGCTTTTACTTCTTCAACTACTATAGGATTTGAAACTAACAATAAAGTTCTATCCCCTTCTTCAGAAGCACAAATACTAGCGAAAACTTCTTCTCCAGATTTTAATTTAATTGTTGCAAAGAAATCATCTTCCATCATAATCTATTGTCCCCCTTAATCTTTTATGTTAATTGATATAATTTCATAGTTGAATTGCTCTTGTACGTAAATCTTCACTCTTTCAATGAAATGATTCAATGTATAATTTTTCCTAGACCCTGTAGTTAGGTCATCAGCAATATCATATAGTTTGGCTTTTTCTTTATCTTTGCCTTTTCTTAGGACTCTTCCAATGGATTGAAGGTTCCGTATTCTAGACTTAGACGGAGAAGCAAAAATAACGTTGTGTAG